GTTTGAGTTCATTTTCAAGGTAGTGGATAGCCTTTTTTAGATCTTTCTCTTTCGATTCAGAAGACTCGTAACCGGCTCTGCAAATATATTTAATAGCATTGCCTAGGTGATAATTTAGTTTTTGATCACGGATGAAGTCCCAGACTTCTATGTGTCCGCGGGTGTAGTGTTCGGGTGATTGGGCCAATTTGTTACTAGGTTAGAAACAGTATTGCAGAGGCAGAAGTTTTGGTGTTGGAGTGCAAGTAACAACGTGATGATGTCCTTCTTATCTGCCTCAGGTAGCAGGTCATCAAGCCTACGAAGCTTTAAGTCCTGCTCCATCGTTAACTCAGTCACCGGCATTGGTGGGAGTCCAGGGTATGACTTGTCCGTCATATTCGTTAGTGGTGAGAATCTTTGCGAGTCGGGCATTGATAAGGGCGTCCTCTTCAGTCATGTCTTTATCTGTGAAGGCTTTGACAACGGTGTCCCACGTGTATCCATGCTCATCAAACAAAGCAACAGCACGTTTGATTCCAATTCCGGGTACGCCTGAGTAGCCGTCAGTTTGATCACCGGCCATCGTCTGAATTAGATGCCATCGATAACCTTCTTCCGGAGTGATGTCTACCACTTCGTCAAGATTGTAAAGCTTGCCAGGGATTTGGCGCATGTCTTTGTCAGGAGAGACAATGATATTACCAGGGTTAGCTGTAGCGTAGATACCCATGGCATCGTCAGCTTCAAGCTCAGGAATCCTGATAACCTTGTATCTCTTACTTAGTTCTGTGATTACGCGGCGGTAACCGCAGGGCTTCTTTCTGTTTCGATGACCCTTGTAACTTGGTAAGATTTTTTTCCTGAAATTTACAGAGTCACTGAAGAATAATACCATCTCTGGTACATCCCACATAAAGTTGTTTTTAATCTTGCTCAGCTCACGCTGTACATTAGATAGTGCCTCTGAAAACTTACTAACAACCAAGATGACATCATCTCCAAAGTTAATTTCATCTTCAGCTCCGGCGCAAGACTTGTAAACGATATAGTCGGCGTCAATGAGTAGTTTCATCAGTGGACCTCCGACCAGTCCCTCCCTTGCTTTGCTTCTGCACTGATAGGGAGGCGTAGTGAATAGTATTTTCCAGCCTCTTCAGCGCTTTGTACCAGGGATGCTGATAGCGCGACTGCGTCGGTTGGTTCGCATTCGAATTGTAATTCGTCATGTATAAAAGCAAGTTGTGAACAGCACAACTCTTTAGTAGTTTCGTGGTTAATTAACATCCATCTCTTTGCAATTACACCAGCTCCTGATTGAAGCAAGTAATTTAAAGATTTGTGAGGGCTGTCAACAGCAATCTTTCGTTTGTCTATTGATAGAATAAAACCCTTCTCAGCCGCCGCCTTAATTGACGCCAGAAGCTCTGCAAGTCCATCAATAGCAGAAACAAAAGCGGATCTGATCTCCTTGCCTTTACGTTTAGCGCTGCTATCATTTAAGGAAGAGTCAAAGGAGTGTCCAATTTTGGCATCACCTGCACCGTAGAGGAAGGCATAGGTAACTGTTTTGACTTGTCTCCGAGAGATTCCAATTTTGTCTGCGTTGACTTGATGGATGTCTCCGTTGAGGAGAATGTCCGCATAGCGTCCCGCATCGTATCGAGCGAGGTAATGAGCGAGCATCCGTAACTCGATGCCGCTAAGATCGGCACCCACCATAACTTGACCAGGGGATGCTTTAAAAAGTTGTCTGTAGTCATGTTCACTAGGTACTTGAGCTAGGTTTGGTCTTCGGTGTGCACATCTATGTGTGTTTGTAGCAACAGAACAATGGTGATGAATTCGATTAGCAGTCGTACATAGCTTCAGCCATGCGTTCCCGCCTTCCGAGATCATCCCCAGCTTCTTCGTAATATCTAGACATTTCAGAAAAGCCAGGGCTACATCTGTCCCAATATCCTTCAGAATCACTTCGTCGATGATGGGCTTGCCAGTAGGTGTCAGCTCCGTTGGTTTCCAACCATGAAATGTTTGCAGGATCCATGAAATATGGTCTCGTGAAGTAGGATTTAGTTCCTTGAGTTTTGTGAATGGACATCCCTCTACGTATCCAGATGTTTTGTTATTTCTTTTAGGAGTAAATTCCGATCCGAAGACGTAAGGGTGTTTGTCGCGTAGTAGCTGATAAGTTTCTTCAAGTTCTGTTCTGAGAGAAGATGCAAGTTTCCATGCAGCCTCTGAGTCAAAATTCCATCCATGAAGTTCTTGTTGGGTGAGTACTTGTGCAACTTGGTGTTCTAGCGCGACCCACTCAGGTATGGGTGGAAGTGATCGCATAATTTTTTTGTTACGTTTACATCTTGTATGCAATAGTCTTGCATTTCTTGTGACCATTCAGACCAGTCAGTGTCTTTACCAAACTCACCTTTGTATTCACCAAGACGGTGACCATAAGACTCAAGTGAATGACGTCCGTACAGTTGTAACGGCATGTTCTTCCACTTATGTTTCATGTCCGTGTCACGTAGGTCCGTGTGGTACAGGCGTGAGAGTAGTAATGTGTCTACAACCAAGGAGGTTGGTGTGAACCACGGGTAAATCTTGCGAAGACAGGGGATATCATACCCGATGATGTTGTGTCCCGCGATGACCTCAGCGTCCTCCAAACGTTGAACGCCGCGTGTAATCGGCTCAGCATTGCCTTCGTCATTGTAAACGAGGGTTTCGTCAGCCTCTGAATCATAGATGACAATACAGTGAATCCTGCTAACATCATTGAGAAGACCGTTGCTTTCCAGGTCGAAGACCAACATTTTTCCAGTGGTAAGTTTTGTCTACAAATTGTGCACGCTCTACCATCTCGGGCGTGGGAGGATTAGGTTTAGAAATCTGTTGTTGGGTCAAACTCTGCTTCTGCTTGGGTTTCATTGAATTTACAGGTAGAAAGGTCATAACTTAATTGGCAGGCAACACCAACTTCGCCTGAATATCTATTTTTAAGTACTCGCACAGTTGTAGAGCTTGATTTAGATCCACTCTGCTGATCTCGTTCGAGCGCAATGCAGCCATCGCTGAGTTGAGCAATAGCAGCGGATCCTCTGAGTTGTCCAAGTGTAACTCTAGCTCCCTCTTCATGGTTGACATCGGATGTAGTTCTCCGTAGATGTGATACAAGAAATAATGAAATACCTGTGCGCTCAACTAACGATCTAAGTTTTGTCATCGTTTGATCGATCATCTTCCGCTCGTCACCTTCAAGGCCACTGAGCAGAATAGATAGGTGATCAAGGAATATAACACGGGTTTCAAGACCAGATGCCATATACTCAATCCGTTCGTAGATGTGATCAGGGTCATAGCTACCAAACCCATCAAAGAGATGTAGATTCCATTTAGCTATGGTGTTGTCAAAGATCTCGACTAGCTCGCTTCGTTGTTGTTCACCAAGGTGCAAAGGTTTACCGCAGGCGTTGGACATAAGTCCGAGAGATGTATTACGCATGGACTCTTCAAGTGCCAAGTAACCAACCCGTTCTCCTTTAGCAAGAAGGTCAGTTGCGATTGCACGACAGAAGGACGATTTTCCGATGCCAGACCCCGCAGTAATTGTGATAAGCTCCCCATACCTGATCCCGTGTAACTTTCCTTGTAATCCTTGAAAGGGGTAGTCATGATCAGATGGTGGTGTTGGTGTAGTGATTAAGTCAAGGAGTGTCTTTGCATCGACAATTCCATCTGGTTGATACTTTGTATGTTCGTAATTACATACAGCTCTGATAGCTTCTGTATCACCAGCCTGTAAAGCGTCTGAGGCATCCTTGTGGTCCTCTAGAAAGCCGATGAATACCTTACCAGGTGGTAACACACCAGCGGCGTCTTTTGCGGCCTTCTGGCCGGCTTCATCGCTGTCGAAGAAGAGTACGATCTTGTCGTAGTAGTTGATCCATTCATAGTTATGCTGGATCGCTTTCTTTGCAGCAGGTGCACCGTTCGGGATAGAGACCACGTCCCAGTTAGGTTGTGCCTCCCAGATAGATAGCGCATCCATCTCTCCCTCGCAGATTACTAGCTTCTGCTCTTTTTTAGTTGTCTTGTGTCGGAAGTTTTGCATCCCGAACAAAGTTTTTACCTCACCTTCACAACGAAACTCTTTGTCTTTTGTCTTGATCTTTGCGCCAAGTAGTGAGCCAGAGCTGTTGTAATAATGGAAGCGTAATTGTTCTCCGTCTTTATAGGCTTTGAACAACTCACAGGTTCGTTCTGAGATCCTTCGTTTCTGCAGCCTTCCGGCTGAGCCTTGTAGGTGGACATCTCGCATGTGATGATTGTGGAAATTCTCGGTGCTATCACCCAATGTATGAGTGTAGCATCTGAAACAAAAAATGTGGCCGTCGTCGTACAGGCTAGCTGCATCCGACGACCCGCAGTGTGGACAGGCCATGTGCCTGACAAACTCACTGGTCATAGTAGCCAGTTGAATGGGATATTTGCAAACGAGCACCAAGGTATGTCGAGCTTCTCGCAGTACTTGGCGTAGGTCGTTTTACTTTTTTTAGAGATAGTGTTGTAGGGTGCCTGAAAGACCATGCGTAGATCAAGGTCAGGATGTTGAGTTTTGACTGCTTTGATCTTACGCCGGTCTGGAGAGTCCCAGTAACCTTTGCACTCCAGGTACACGCCATTCGGAAGTATAAAGTCCGGGTTGTACTTGTGTTCGATTACATAGGAAATCTTTTCGGTTTCGTATTGATACTTGACACCCAGCTCGACGAGGAGATCAGCAACCTTCTCTTCGAGTCGGGAGCGGAAAGCCATCAGAAGTCGTCTTCAGGTTCTCCTGCTTCGTTGGACACGTTTGGGTCACCGACCTTGAAGCCTTCGGTCTTGCCGAACAGCTCAGCCACGTCAGCTTCGTCCATGTCACCGGTGTCAACACCAGCAGAGGATGCAAGAGAGATGACCTGTACGGCCTTGAGCTTCAGGCTAGTGCCGTAGGTGACGCCATCCTTCAGGATGTAGGGCTTTTGGAAGAAAGCCAGCTTTACCTTGGAACCACTGTACAGCGGTGTGCTTTCGTCAGTGATCAGCGTGCCTTCGGTGTCTACCACAGGCGGCCTGGTTTCGTCGTTCCAGGTGAACTTGACTTGGTACTTGCCTTCAGCAACTTCTTCCCAGGGCTCGGGCTTCATGACCGAACGCTTGGGGTTCTTGAGCTTAGACTCAGCCCACTTAAGGGACTCAACGCGGTCAGACTCAAGCTGATCCACGATATCTTGACTGACTACAGCCATGAGCTTGTAGCCGAACTTACCGGGTTGCAGTACAGCTTGATAACCTTCAAGGATAACAGGCTGTTCAGTTTTGATGATGGTGCGTGCCATTTAACAGAAGAAATAGGTGGATTCGATAACCGATGACGGTTCTAAGTCGTCAATCATCGGTGGGTCAGTCTCTGCTCCAATTTGTTGAGCAAAGGATGTTAGGTAATCATGCTCTGCAAAGAGGTGCATGTATGTTTCACGGACAATGGCTGAAAGTACAGACATGTCAGTAGCACGACAAAGAACCGAGTCGTGTATTAGTGAGATTGGAGAGTCGAAACGTAATGCAGATAGGTGCAGGAGTGATGCATCAAGGGAGTGGATAAGATTAGGCGCTGTTGCGTTCTTGTGGTGGTTCTTATCTACCTTGTCACTCGCACCTGTAGCTACACGTACTTGACAACGACCAAGTAACTGCAAGTCAATTTGTCTGACCTGTGGTTTCATTAGCCGTTGAGTAACAGAAAAGCCAGAAGGTGTAGTCCATGTAAGTTTACTAAGACCACGATCAATGGCATTGCTGACTTCAGACTCAATCCAAGACATCACAGCCATAGGTCCAGGCACAATGTGATCCATTGCAGCCCGTACAGCTTTGACAGTCTCAGTTAAATCATCTTTGTCAACTTCGACACCCTTTTCCTTCAATGCCTCACGTATGTACCCACGGTTTGAGAAGGGCTTTGCATTGTAAGGTACGGTCATCACTACCCTTTTGACAGTTTTCCTGTCTAAATGAGGCTTGACCGCTGCTGGTACATGAGGTGCAGCCGCTTCTGCGACAACCTTGTATGCATCCTGAGGTTTATCAGAAGGCAGTACGTTAACCAGCTTAGCAGTAGATGCGTCCCTGGCAAGACCTGCCAGTATCTGGAGACCACTACATGTAGCGTCTGTAGCCACAGGCAGGGATGTGCATTGTCTCTTACATGATATCACACATGCATGATACTCCTCACATGCTGCCAGGAACTGCCACGGCTCATCTGCGACCTCCCATTCAGGAAGGTTACCGATGGGATCTGTTGCGACCTTGCTGATGATTGTGACGTTGTCACGTACCCAGGCTAGTCGTTCAGACATGGAAGACTTGTCAAGTCCATACGTTGTAGCAACTTGAAAGGCTAACCAATCCTCAGCTTCAGGTGTCATAAACGACATCTCATGAAACTTGAGTAGTGACTTACCGAAATCTGTGTCTTGAGGTGTCAAGAATGCAGGGATAGGGTAAGCACGTCCACGATAATCAAACGACCAAGGTATATAAAATTTCTTGTATTGTTTGAATATCTTCACTGCGTTCATGGTCATACGTGTACGACATGACTTCTGAAACGCTTGTGCGTTTATATTACATACCTCTGCAGCCCTCCTACGGTAGTCCTTGCGGGACTCCGCATTGTTTGCGATGTCTACGGGCTTAGGTGGAAGAGGTACTTCTACGACAGGGACAAACTTACCTACCTCAATACCACGTTCTTGAAATGTTTCTGCAACATCTACGATGAACATGTTGAGGGTGTATCCAACCTTCTGAATCTTGTTCAGAAAGTCTATTGGTGTTTCTCCCTGTATAAGGCAGGGATCGCTCCGTCGTACCATATCATGACCACGCATGACCTCGTTGAGCAGGTAACCTCCAGGGTTTTCATTGCTCCAGTCATTAGGCTCAACCAGCATCGGCCACGCTAGTGGGCTGAACAGCTCAGCGTTACACATGACCTGGTCCTTGATGGTCATGAACTCAGGTGTAGGCACAACATAGTTGTAGGTCTTTCGACCTTCACGACGTGTGTCACGCATGAACCAATGTGATGCCTCGCAGATGCAGTCAAGTAACCAGCCACCAAGCTTGATGCGATTGGCTACTCCCCAACATTTCCAATGTTCAACATCATACCTGTTCATGAGAGTTGTTACGACCTTGACCTTTTGGTGTGTGCCGATAGATCTGTGGAAGTAATTCTCTTTGATGATGTGCAATAACCCTGGTACGTTTCTCTCATAGAACCGCATCATACACTCATTCTCTATCGCCTGACCGATTGCGTCCGTGACATTCTGAACCGTAGCGTTACGCGGCTTGGAGCTGAATACCTTGTCGAACGTAACCTTGCAGGCAATAGATGCAGCAGCTTCAGGCTCGATGTCCTTGAGGAACTGATGTATCTCACGGAAGGCAGCACCAGTCTTACCCTCATGAATCCTGTTGTTGGTGTGGTCGATACGTGTAACCACAAGAGGGATGAGCTGCTCAATAGAAGCTACACCATACACACTAGCCGAAGCATAGTCCTTACCCTCAAGTTTAGCTGTGTTGTCACTCAGTTGCTTGAGTCCTTGAGCTATTTGTTTACGCTCAAGCTTGATCTGTGCTGCAATGTCTGCGAACTCGGTCAATCATTCCTCGTACTTGGTGGTTAGGTCATCGATCACCTGCTCGTGTATGAGCTGGATGATCTCATCCTTGTGTGGATGCATGTCAAGCTCGTCAATCAAAGTGTCGAGACGGAATTGGAAGGTGGTGTCATTCATCGTCAGGTCCAACATAGTGTAGTGCGTCGTGAGTACATACAATGAACTCATGTTTTTGCTCATGCATGAGCTTGAGTATCTTCTGTTCAGCAGCATGTTGCCGCTTGTAGATGTACTCTTTGGTCTTGTAGTTCTTGAGGTTAGTGGTGCGGATGATACATGCTACATCAGCAGGTAACTCCCAGCCAGCAACCTTCCATTCCATAATCTCCTCGAAGGTATGTGTATGAAAGGCTTCGTCTGGTGCTTCCTTGAACAACTTCCAGTTGTTTGGAAGGTAAGGTTTCTTACCATTCATGAGTTCTAAATACGTTGACTAGTGTTACAGTGCGATCGATGGATAACTCCAAGGCATCCCATGCGGCTTCCTCAGAGTTAGCGGCGAGTATGTACATGTTCTCGCCATTTGATAGCGTAACACAGTACTCACGCAGCCTTGGGCTTCGTAACCCTACGGCGAGCTGGTCTTGGTTTTGGTTTTGCATCAGGCTCCATGCTAATGTAAACATCTCGTTCGGCTAATTCCTTGTAGATGTCATCCCACCTGTGACCTTGATCACCATAGTGGTGCAGCCAACAGAGGACTGCGTTCTTGATAAAGAAATTGTCGTCATGTGATTCAACGTTTTCCATAGTACCTCCCTGTGATACGGTTAGCACGCTGCCAGATGACAGCAGTGCTGAACAATCCTACCATACCGACGATGGCGAGGATGATGGTGCTTTCGTTCCAGATCATTTGTTCTTTTTGTCCTCGTAGTGTTTGCGGATGTTGTTGAGGCGTTCGAGTGATTCTTCTTCAGTTGTCACCTCCATGCACTCAATAGTCATGGTTTCGCCTTCGTCAAAGTTACCATGAAGGTCACTAATTTCAAGGCGATTCAGGGCAGCACGAAGGTTAGAATAGACAGTAATCATGTCACTGTCTGAGTATTCGGTCCGGTAGCGTAGCACGTAAACGTTCATTTGCAGTAAGAAGAATCGATTTGGCAGAGTTGGTCCATGCGTTTATCTTGCATGTCCTTGACAGAGTCCATGGCTGTGATACCCACGTGGGCACCCAGCAAAATGATGATTGTGACGAATGCGATCCTCATTCTGTGTCCTCGTCCGTGATAGCTTCAACATAAGTGCAGATCATATCAATCCGCATGTCATTAGCATAACAATCATTCAGGCTATCATACCAGAAGTCAATGTTATCTTCGACGATTGTGTGCGGATTGTTATACGTGACTGCGTACTTGTGAAGGGTAGGTGATAACCTCATCCCATGTTCTCGTAAACAGCAGCATCATTAGATACATAAGAAGCAACACGCATGTACATGTTACCTATCTTACCTGTGATGCTCTCCATCCTTGATACGTCACCATGTGTGTCAAGTTGTATGTACTTGTCCTTGAGACTAGTAGTTAACTTGAACACGGTTGGTTGTGCGTAGCGTGTGTCCGTGTGAATCATCAGATAACCTCCCGAATGTCAATGGTAGCATGTGGTCTCCATTCAGACCACTCATCTAACGCATCGTCTGCGTCCTTGATGTCGTGATAGTATCCGAGCGATTGCTCAAACCCATCGTCCGTGAGTTGATAAACTTGGTACACGTTAAGTGTGTGCCCCGCTCAGTGCGTGGGCAATACCTGGGCAAGGGTTCGCACCTTGCCTCCCGCTTGAACGGATCAGGCTGCGTCGTAGGCAGCGTCGGCCTTGTTGTGACAGAACGTCTCAACGATAACCCACACGGCCTGCTCCTTGATTTGTTGCATAGTGTAGAACTCGTCTGTGTCCACGAGATCATGGAACCTAATCCCGAGGCCGTCTAGCTCGTCCTCGATCTCGTCCTCGTGCTTGTCAAAGAACTCGGCAAGCTCGCTTGAGTAGATGAAACCAGAGACACCAGCTTGGCAGCCATACTCGGCCACGTCCTTGATCTCGTCCATGTCATCGAAGCGATCACATAGAGCGTTGTACAAGTCAGTCATGATGTGTGTATGTAAGGTGTACATGTTGACACATAAGTGTCAGGCTCATGCCAGGGATTGCACCTGGCGGCGGGCTATGATCCCGTGAGCATCAAGCGTAGCTAGGCAAGATGGTGTAGCTAGTCCGTGTAACGTCGAGCAGGTTACGGTTAACCCAGAACCCCAGGCTCATGCTTGGGTTTGCCATGAGGTTGGCAATGGCACGACGGGACACGTTCTTGTACTCATACATGTGACCGTTCTTGAAGGACACAACAGCAACGCCTCGCAGCAGGTCAACGTGGACAAACTGGCAAGCAGCAGATGTACGAGTTGCGGAATAAGTGAACATGAAATGTTAAGTGAAGTGAACAAAGGCTACGTCCTTGAGTGGAGTAGCAACGCCTGGTCAGGGACTCGAACCCTGGTGCACGCCGGTGCATGTCAGACACCCATGAGCATACTTGTAACGCGGCTGTGGGTCGCCGCAATGTAACAAAGATTTACATACCCTAGCCGGCCAACTGGTCAAGCACCTCTAGGTCCTACCTCGTGGCCGACAGTTAGCTGTGGCTGCAGAGGTCGCAACGGAGTATTAAGTTGTCAAGGTTCGGTGAGGTGGTGAGTGGTGATTGAAGATCGAGACTCTCCTCCCCCTTAACAGGGAGAGTCGAGATCAAGATCGTCAACCACTCATCCAGATCTGATGATAGCCCCTCTTGCTCCCCATTTGTGGTGGACAGTTGGATGAAGTGGCACATCACACCATCAGATCCCAGTCATACCAAGGGTTATCATCTTTGCTTATCAGTGTTGTGCTGACTTATAACCGTAGGTTAACTGGGCCGACAGATCGCGCAAAATATAAACGCACGTGTTAGGCGCACGCGGTAGTTAGTTTGCGCCCGTTAAGCCCAGCATTGCCGGTTTGTGCAGTAAAAAGCTGCCCAAAACCGTTGGTATCACTGGGTTTTACTGGGTATTGCTGCTTACACGGGGCCGCGGGGGTACTGCGTCCCGGCTATGCCGTATATATGGGCTGAGACATTTTTGTCATTTTTTAAGAGCCTGTTTTTCAGCATAATACGGCTCAAACCGAACAAATTGTATGTAATCGTTGACATATGTTGGCATGTATTCCCAGACACGTACACATTGACCGGCGTTAAACCAGTTTGACGTACATACCATCCACATACCAACGATATAACTAATGGGTATTGTCATAGGTAAGCACCCAATAAATCACATAAGACACGCCTATAAGTAAGATAACAAGCATCCATATAACGGACCAGACAATCATAATGCTGAGTAAACCTGTGGAAAGCAGTCTTTAACTAAATCCTTACATTGCTGAGCAATTTGTTGGTGTTCCAGTTGAGTCCCGTTAGCGCATCTTAACCCAGTATAATGCATCCAGGACCGTAGTGTACCGTTCATGTACAGCTTTGTAGGTGTGCTTAGGGGTAACACCTCACGAGCGCATTCTTTAGCCACTCCAGCGGCCAGCATCTCTTCGTATAAAGCAAATGCCATGCCATATACTTGATCAGCTTTTATTTGGAACTCTTGTGTGGTGTATGGATCAATATCATCTATACTGTTTTGACGGTTCTTGGTGTCTTGTCTACGAACAGTTAAAGCACTGGGTTTACTTAAGGCTTTAGCGTAGCGTTGAGAGAACTCTTGAAAACTAAATGATCTGTGACGTAGGATTTGAGCTGCGATACTACGTGTTGTAGTAATTTCAACACACATGTTTACCATTTCAAATGGTGACCAATGTTGGTGTGTAATAAGGTATTTAATCAACTTAGCACTGGTCTCAGTGTTGTTTTGATTAGAAGGATTGGATACACGTGCCATGTAGGCAACGAGGTCATCACCATCAGGTGTGTAGTGAATAAGTCTAACGGAGTGCATACAGTAGTAAAGGTGTTTTAGCTGTGACACAGGTATATAAATATACATGTCTCTCTGTAATCTAGTTACAGTAGTAAAAGGGCTCCGAAGAGCCCCAGTACAGAGGGTCCACCCTTCCCCCTGTATAAGTAAGGGACCGATCTAAACCCAGGTAGGGACACCATTTTTGTCGTTACCTCTAGCCTGTTGTCTTTGGTCTAAATTCATGCCCAATATCAGGTGATTAGCACTAGATTGTGGGTCGTCTATAGTTGACCTAAGGAGGTCGTTCCAGTCGTCACGTTTACGTTGGTTAACTGATTCTTGAGCAGAGATACCCATAGCATCAGTGAAGTATTTAACACCTTGTGCTAAGGCGTCAATACGGTCATCGTGTCGAACAGCACCTTTCTCCATACACATTCTACTCATTTGGTAAAACAACATGTACATAAGTCGTTTTTCAGGAGCTTCATCTTTGTTTGAGTTCCAGTCCCAATCAATAATAGCTCTGTCTATAACAAGACGGTGTTGATTAAGGATAGGTTCTAGGGCATCAATGATACGTTGTTCTTTACGTATTGTAGCTCGTACTTCTTCAACGCCTATAGCTTGTTTTGTTTGTTGTAGGTGTTTTTTAAATAGCTCTGCTACAATACCGTCACCAAAGTTAGTTTCAATTACAAGTTTAGTAACGTTATACTTCTTACAACCTCTTAGAATGTCCAGGAGCGTTGTGTCTGAGTATCCGTCTCGGTAAGCACGCATTTCGTGCAAGTACAAGAAACCGTTGCGTTGGGAGAGATAAGCTGCTGTTGTTTCATCCGAGCCACGACCCGATGGATCGACTGAGCAGATTGTTTCTGTGTAAGGGAGCCAGTCTCCTTGTAACTGCATTGGACTATAGAAATAATCTCCAGGTAGTCCGACAGTTGGAGCGTCTTTGATGACGTTTTTGGGGTCGCTGCACCAGACAACGGAGTCAGGAGCAGAAACAGGGTTGACACTTGTAACGACAAGGTCAGACATTTTAAGCGGGAACTTGTCAGCGTCACTAAGGGACGTATCAAGCATAAACTGCAACATAAAGTTGCTGCGTCCCATTGCCGCTTCACGTTCAATAAGGTCATTGTCATCGAATCTGTCAGGGTCAGTTACGTCCCACTTCTGTGCGCCTGTATCGATGTCTTGTTGCAGTTGTGGTGCAAGTAGACCTTCGTAGTTGCTAAGGCTCCTAGGAACCCTTGCAGGCCACACAAACGGACGATAATTACGTTCTGCTAGCTTACGGTAGATAGTAAACGTTGTTTGTGGTGTACCTAAGTACATAATGCGGGAGTCAGTCTTGGGTGTAAGGATAGACTCCGCTTCTGTGCAGAGTTGTAGGAGTTTTTCCCTCATAAACTCTGTCATTGAGTTACCAGGAACTTCAATGTCGTCAAGGATCATTAGGTCAGCACGACTACCAGTTAGTTGTCCAGTAATACCGACAGACTTGACGGAAGGAGCTTGGTGAGGTGAACAGTTTACATCGAAGCTAATACGCGACCACCGGGCATCGTCAGACTTAGGTCGTAAATGAGAAAGCCAAGGTGTCTCAATAATTAGTTTTTGTAGGAAAATAGACATGTTATCGGCTCTCTCTTTAGAGGCCGAAATAATCATGATCTTTTTTTCAGCGTTATTAAAAAGCGTCCACAAAACAAAGGCTCCTGTAATCCAGGACTTTCCAACTCCACGGAAAGCTTGTATTTGTAAACGTTTAGGTCCAGACTGAAGATAGTCTGCGATTGCGTATTGTGCACGTGTTGGTTCCGGTAAATCAAGCTGCGCCCACAGGGCTTGCAGGAACAGCTTAAAATCATCTTGTAGGGCGGATAGAACGTCGGTCATTTTATTGGAGGTTTAGATCATATCCTAAAGGTTTAGTGTTAGCATAAGCATCTCTTACAGAAGTAGCTGCAAACCTAACTGTACCTTTTAAAGATTCAATACCTTGATTTAAGGTTTTTTCTAAATGTCCTCCCGTAATTTCATCAATCATAGGTACAAACTCTATTAATCCAGCCGTACCAGGTGTTACTGATCTAAAATTTGTACCGCTAAAACCAATACTGCCTCTAGTACCTCTTAGTTTACTAAAAACCTTATCTGCTTCTTGCCCAGCTCTTTGAATACCACGATCTAAAAGATTCATATCAGCATTCTTTACTTGCCGATTTAACACAGGATCTAATGGTTGCACGTTACCTGCTTGGTTACCTAAAGGTAAGCCAGCTTTTTCGTAATTAGTGAACATTTGTTCAGCGGTGCCACGACCCGTGCTTTCTAACCATTTAACTCCTTCAGCAGTTCTAGCAATTTCTCGGATGTGATCACCGTCTAAACCCATTGAATTGGCTTCAGCCATAGCTTGACCAAACTTAGTTTTATTGGCCCATGGTGGTGTAGCAAGTTGTTCGTTAATTTGACGTGAACCGCCTGTACTAGAACCACGGTTTTGTTTACGTGAAGACCACCGTTCAACAGTTCCTTGTGGGTATCGACTAGAACCAAATTTACGAATTTCACGTAGCTGACCGTCTTCACCAATAAACCGATTTAGACCTTTGTCAATAGCTTGTGCCTTAGTTCTAGGTAACTTTTTCCACTCGTTACCTTGAGGCAATCTAAGTGTTTTACTTGCCATTATTTAATGTGTGATAAAATTAAAGATTCTCGAAGTAGATTTTTCCCAAATTGGTCCCTCATCCACTCACGCCAATGGAGGCTTCCTTTATCCTGATTACATCTGGTACATGCTGGTACGACATTCGTATTGACATCTTCGCCCCCAAGAGAACGAGGATGTACATGGTCCAAAGTAAGTTCGTGTAGTTCATAAGTTTCTCCGCAATAAACGCATGTGCAGCCAAAGTGTTCTTTAATACTGCGCCTCCAAAGGCGCTTGGCTTCAGAGGATGTCATGGTTATTAGGTTGTAAAGATAGTGATCA